ATAAAAACAAATGCATTAATTGATAGATTCACTAAGTTGCATCGTTATGGCGCTAACATGCCGTACAACCCAACAATGAACTATCAAACATTGCGTATTCAGTTATATACCGACTATGAAGCAATGGATACAGAATCAATCATTGCCTCTGCTCTTGATATTGTTTCAGATGAAGCTACATTAAAAAATGAAAATGGAGAAATATTGCAAATTAAATCACCAGATGAAAATTTGCAACGTATCCTATATAACTTATTCTACGATGTTTTAAACATCGAATTTAACTTATGGTTGTGGATCCGTAACATGTGTAAGTATGGTGATTTTTACTTGTACTTACAAATTGATGAAAAATTTGGTATCTACGGTGCTATACCACTTTCAGTGTACGATATGGTTCGTGAAGAAGGATTAGATCCTGCTAACCCATCTTATGTGTGCTTTAAGATTGATCCAATGGTAATAGCTGCTGGTGGTATCAACAGCCGTGTTAAAGATAGAGATGGTAAGATTAAATTTGAAAACTATGAAGTAGCGCATTTTAGACTATTAACTGATGCTAACTACTTACCTTATGGACGCTCATATATTGAGCCTGCTCGCAAAACTTACAAGCAATATATTTTGATGAAAGACGCGATGTTACTACATCGTGTTACCCGTGCCCCAGAAAAACGTATCTTCTATGTTGACATTGGAAACTTACCTCCAAATGAAGTAGATGGATACATGGAGAAGTTAAAGCAAAGAATGCAGAAAGTTCCATTCATTGATAAGAACACTGGTGAATATAACCTCCGCTATAACATGATGAACTTGATGGAGGATTTCTATATTCCACAACGTGGCGCTAATAGCAATACTAAGATTGATACATTAAAAGGTCTTGAGTATAACGCTATTGAAGACGTAAACTTCTTACGTGATGAAATGTTAGCTGCCCTTAAAGTACCTAAAGCATTCTTCGGATTTGAAAAAGACTTAACTGGTAAAGCTACATTAGCTGCTGAAGATATTCGCTTCGCTCGTACAGTTGAGCGTATCCAACGCATTGTATTATCTGAGTTGTATAAGATTGCTTTAGTACACTTGTATACTCAAGGATACGATGGTGCTTCATTAAATAATTTTGAATTAGCATTAACAGTTCCATCAATTATCTACGAACAAGAGAAAGTAGCATTATGGAAAGAAAAGATTGATTTAGCTAAAAATATCCAAGACACTAAATTATTACCTTCAGATTGGATTTATCACCATGTATTCCAATTCAGTGAAGATCAATTTGATGAATATCGTGATTTAGTATTAGAGGATATGAAACGTACATTCCGCTTATCACAAGTTGAGAATGAAGGTAATGACCCAGCTAAATCAGGTAAATCTTATGGTACACCACACGATCTTGCTTCATTGTATGGTAAAGGTAGAATGGGTAATGGTGAGACTGGTGCTATTCCTCCTGGATATGATGAAAAGAATCCTGTAGGCCGTCCTAAAGAAAAAGCATCTATTGTTGGTACACAACAAAGAGCATTAGGTAAAGATCCATTAGGTAGTGCTGAAAATACTATCTATACTGCTAATATACCTGATGAAGGAAGTGGCACACCTAAAGGTGGATCTCCATTAGCATTAGCTGAATCTTTACGCTATAAAGACATGCTTAAAGGTATGCGTGCCGATATGGATAATAAGCAAAACATATTTGAGCAGGAATCTACATTATTAGACGAAAAAAATATTAAGGGCATATAATATCTACATATTTATAGGTAGTGCATACTATTTAATATGAAAATTAAACATAGTAAATTTAAAAATACCGGTATATTATTTGAATTGCTGGTACGCCAGATAGCAAGCGACACCATTTCTGGTGTTGATTCTGCTGCTATCGGGTTAGTTAAGAAATATTTTTCCAAATCCGAATTAACTAAAGAACACAAACTATATCAAGCATTAGTTAGTACTAAAGCATTGACTGAAGGTAAAGCTGAATCATTAATTAATGCAACGCTTGAAATATCTTCTCGTTTAAATCGTTCTGCGTTACGTAAAGAAAAATATAATTTAATCAAGGATATTCGTGAATCTTATGATTTAGAAGAATTCTTTAAATCTAAGATCAACAATTATTCACAATATGCTGCTGCATATAATTTAATTGAGGCTCACAACTCACTAGAGTTTGTTGAGCCATCTCAGGTTATTGAAAATAAAGTAACATTACTTGAGCATATTACACGCAAAGAGGTTAAAAAAGAAGACGTTAAAGATCGCGTGTTAGAAGAATATGCTAAAATGGATAAAGGTACTCGTATCTTAGCCTATAAAATGTTGCTTGAAAAATTCAACGAAAAATATGGTGATATGTCTCCAGCTCAAAAAGCTGTGTTAAAAGAATATATTAACAATATTTCTAATACTGTTAAATTACGTGAATTTGTAAATGAAAGCTTTACTGCTATTAAATCACAAATTGCACAATTAAGTAAAACAGTAACTGATAAAACTATTCAAATTAAATTGAATGAGGTGGCTACATTCTTAAAGCCACTTGATAAAAATCAAAATGTAAAGGATGATAATATCATTGCTTTACTTCAGTTTCATCAATTAATTGAAGAATTAAAATCCGTAAAATAATGGATTTAAAAGAGTACATAAGATCATTAGTACAACAGGAGCTAGAAGAGATATCTGCTACTGGCGCTATTGGTGTTGGTGCTGGTCCTATTATGACGCCATATGCGTTTAGTAAAAAAGGACAAAAAACAAATGCCGCAACAAAATATGCTGAGAAAGAGGGTTGGAAAGTAACTAAAGGTGAAACAACAATGCCTTCAGATTCTAAAGTAAGAGATTACAAAACACTTACTGGTAAAAAGAAAAAAGGCGTTAAGATATATAACGAAAGCGACTACGATAAAGCATCTCAATATGGTGCTGCTAGTGGTTATACTGCAGCTAGTGGTTACACTGGTCCTAGTTTAGCTACTAAAGGTACAGGTGAGTTAAAAGAAAATAAAATGAAAAGTTTAAACGACATCATTGAGCAAGAATTACTTAACGAAATTTCTTACTCTAAATTTAAAAACGAAGTAACCTACAGAACTAAAGCTGAAAGATTACATAAAGCTGTTCGTGAGGTAAAACGTAAATTACAAGAGATTGATCGTATTGTAGAATATACTTCTCGCATTAAGCAAGAATTAAGTGAGGGTGATGGTATTCAATATTGGAACCGCACTAATAGTGCTGTTGCTAATATAGCTGAAATGGTAAATCATTTGAATAATAAAATTAAAAATTTAAATCAATAATGGCAAACGTACCTTCAAATTTTAGTGCAGCTATTATAAGTGGATCAGCTTCTATTACTGGTTCCTTTGCTGGTTTTACAACTTTAACAGCTGGAGCTTTTACAGGATTAAAAGATGGAAATGGTGGTAATTTAGTATCTAATGGTAATAGTATTGCGTTTAGTGCAGGAGCAAATGTTCCTCTTACTGTAACTAGTGCCTCTATTTCTTCAGGTGTAGTATTATTATATCCTTAAAATAAATAATAATGGCAAAAGCAAAAGGTGGTGCTAAAGAAGCCCGTAAAATAACCTTTGGTAAAAGAAAAGGTGGCAAAGCAAGAAAGTCACGTGGACCTAAAGATAAAAAAGTATCAAAATACAGAGGCCAAGGCCGCTAAATAAAATAGAAAATGAAAAGTATAGCTAATCAATACCGTGATTTAAAAGAAGGCAAATTATCACAATTTAATTTTATGCGTAATTTACGCATGACAATGCCTCAGTACATTACTAATACAACTTCATTTAATGATGCTGTTAGAATTTTAAAAAGCAAAAGTATTTTAACTGAAGCTGCTTTAGGCGAAACTAATCTTTTAGATGAGCTTGAATCAGAAATGGAAAACGGTAAATCATATGCTGAAGCTATTTCTATTGTAGCTGCTAAACATAATATGAGTGAAGATGCTTTAGCCACTAAATATCCTGAAGAGGCTG